CAGTCCATCAGCGCCGGGGGTAACTCGGTCGGTGGTGGGCAGGTTGTTTTCTCGAATGCCAACGGCTTGGCTTTCGGCCTCGCCGGCTCAACGGTTACCGGCAGCTACACCGTCCCTACGCAGACGGCTCAAAGCATGGGGCTGTACGCCTCATCGCAGACCACGGGCGCGTCTTCAAGCTCCACCGTGGACGCGCGCAGCATCAGCATCGTCGGGGCGGGCGGTGTATCTGTCGGGCTTACCAACGGCTCCGTGGTCATCTCCGGAGCGACCGGAGGTGGCGGTGGCGGGGATGGATTCAATCGCTTGGCTGCCGGCACTCAAACTGCGGCGAGCGCCACAACGGTCAACTTCGCGAATAGCAACGGCATCAGCTTCGGCATGTCGGGCAGCGCGCAGATCACCGCCAGCCACAATGCGTTGACGTCCCAGTCTGCGCAGGCCATCTCGGCCGCGAACGGCTCCTCGGCGTTCCAGACCCTGAGCTTCGGCGACACAAATGGGCTGTCCTTCTCGGTGTCGAACGGCTCCATCGTTGGCTCCTTTGACCAGACGAATCAAACGGTCGGGTTTTACGCAGTCAGCAACACGACGCAAGGTTCCTCGGGCACCTTCGATGCGCGCACGCTGAGCATTCGAGGTGCGGGTATCGCCTCGGTGGGCATGAGCAATGGCTCCGTCGTCATCTCGGTGCCGGCCGGCGGCGGTGGCGGGGATGGTGGCAACGTCCTGGCCGCAGGAACCGAAACGGCCACCACGCTTGGCACGGTGCTGTTCTCGAACTCCAATGGCGTCTCCTTCGGCATGTCCGGGCAGACGCGCATTACCGCAAGCGTGGCGGCGCAGACGCTGGGCATCTATGCCGTGTCGAACTCCACGCAGGGTTCCTCCGGTACGGTCGATGCGCGCACCTTGAGCATCCAGGGCGCTGGCATTGCATCGGTCGGTTTCTCGAACGGCTCCCTGGTGGTATCTGTGCCTGCGGGCGGTGGCGTCGGCGACGGCGGCGACGTGATCATTGCCGGCACGCAGACCGCCACGACGCTGGGATCCGTCTCCTTCGCCGACTCCCATGGCATCAGCTTCGGGCTGTCGGGCTCCACGCGGCTGACCGCGAGTCACAACGGCCTCACCAGCCAGAGCGCACAGGCGCTGTCCGCCGCCAATGGCAGCTTCGCCTTCCAGACGGCCAACTTCAGCAATGCCAACGGCGTGTCATTCGGTACCTCGGCGGGCTCGGCCATCACCGCTTCCGTGGCCGCCCAGACGGCGCAGACCATCGGTCTCTATGCCTCTTCGAACACGACTGGCCAAAGCTCCAGCAGCACGGCTGATGCGCGCTCGCTGTCGATCCGCGGCATGGGCAACATCTCGGTGGGCCTGTCGGGAGGGGAATTCGTCATCTCCGGCTCGGGAGGTGGCGGCGGCGGGGTCAATCTGTCAGCCGGTGCCAACAGCATCAGCGATGCGCTGGTGGTTTTCTCGAACGCGAACGGCATCAGCTTCGCGCTCAATGGGTCGACCATCACGGCATCGCACAACGGACTTACCTCGCAGTCGAACCAAGCGGTCTCGGCAGCCAACGGATCCTACGCATTCCAGACTCTGAGCTTTTCGAATGCCAACGGGGTGAGCTTCGGTACGTCTGCGGGTTCTGCCATCACGGCATCGCACAACGGGCTCACGACTGCAGCCCTGTCGAATCACTCGCACGGCAATCCGACGCTGGCGCTGACCAACCTGACAGGCACGACTGCCAGCGCATCCAACGGCTTTACGCTCTCATTGAGCGCCGCTGCCGCGACGGCTGGCACCGCAGCAACGGTCTACGGGGTGGGCAACTCGACGGTGAACTCCTCGGGCACGATCGCCATGTCGGCGCTGTCTATGCGCGGCTACGGCGTGCTCTCGGTGGGCACCTCGAACGGCTCGATCCTGCTGTCGACGCCGGATGCGGTCGAGTTCACCCAGCTCTCGGTAGGCTTCTCGACCAACGGCAACACCGCGGGCGACACGGCCCTGGTCACCGGGCGCATGGTCATGGTGGGCGGCGCCAACATCACCCTTTCGGGCAGCTCCAACGGCGGCTCGGTGACGGTCTCGGTCATCGGTGGCGGTGGTGGCGGCGGTGGCGTGGCCATGTCGGCCGGTACGCAGTCGGCGAGCAGCGGCACCATCGTCTTCTCGAACTCGAACAACCTGAGCTTCGGGCTCTCGGGCAGCACCCGGGTGACGATGTCGGGCGCGCTGAACCTGTATGGGCTGGGCAACACCACGCAGAACTCCAGCACTGTGCTGGGCCTAGCGGCGGTCTCCCTGAACGGCCTGGGCGCGCTCACCGTCGGCTACAGCAACGGTTCGGTGCAGATCTCGGCGCCGCCTGTGTCCTCGCTGTCGGCGACCGGCGCGGTTTCGCTCTCGGTGAACGGCTCGACCGTCTCCATCGGCGTGCCGAATCTGAGCATCTACGCCTCCAGCCAGACGACCGGGCAGTCATCGAGCTCCAGCGTCGCGCTCGGCTCGCTGTCGATCCGCGGCATGGGCGGCATCTCCGTCGGTATGTCCGGGGGCGAACTGATCCTCTCGGGGGGTGCGGGTGGCGGCGGTGGCGGGGTGGCCATTTCCGGCGGCACTCAGCTTGCGACCTCGGGAACCATCGTCTTCTCGAACTCCAATGGCGTGAGCTTCGGCCTGTCCGGCTCCACGCGCCTCACGGCGGAAGTGCAGATCGATGTCTTCGCCAACGGCAACACGACCGGGCAGTCAAGCTCCTCGACCCGCTCGGCGCAGTCGCTGCTGTTCAACGGCGCCGGTATCGTCTCGGTCGGCCATAGCCTCGGCTCGGGCCTGATCATCTCGGCCTCGCAGTCCGCGCAGTCGCTCGGCATCTACGCGCTGGGCAACACCACGCAGTCAAGCTCGGGCACCCTCGATGCGCGCAGCCTGAGCTTCAACGGCCTGGGGGCGATGTCGGTGGGCTTCACCAACGGCAGCGTGCAGCTCTCGGCGCCGGCGACCTCAAGCTTGTCCGCGACGGGCGCAGTCTCGATCAGCGTGAACGGCAGCACCATCAGCATAGGCGTGCCGAATGCTGCATCGCGCTCCTTCATGCATGGCTTCGACAATGCCCAGACCACAGGCGTGGGCGTTGGCAACGGGTCCCTATTCGTGCAGCCGATCTTCAACATCGTCGGCAATGCTCTGCTCTCACGCGTGGATCAGCTGGTGTCGCTGAATGTCAGCAGTTCTACCAATAGCTCGCACGCCGGCGCGCTGTCCTTCTACGTGGGCTTTTACACCCGCAATGGCAGCTCGTTGTCGCTCGCGTCCTCGGGCTCCCAGTCCTTCCAGTGGACCAACACCAGCAACAACTCGGTGAACTCTCTCACGGGCCTGCGCCGCTTCTCGGTGCCGGTGAACGTCACCGCGGTGGGCGGTGCGGATTACTGGATCGGCTTGATGTCGCGCAGCGCGACGACGAACGCGAACTGGTTCACCGCGACCAACGCGCGTGTGACCGTTAACACCAACCCAGTTGCGGGCCTCATCGGTGAGGTGACGAATAATTCGCGCCAGATGGCGCTGGGCTTGGGTATGTACAGCACGACGAGCGCAGGACTGCCATCGTCGATTGCTTTTTCCGAGATCCGGGGAGCGGTCGTATCTTCGCAGTACGCGCTACCTGTTCTTTTCCAGGCAGCCAACTTCACGGCGTAACAAGGAGACATCATGGCGATCAAGGGAGTAGCACAGGTAGTGGATATCGCGTGGGAAAGCGCAACGACCTTCCAGGCAACCATTCGGGTGGTCTCGTTGGACAGCTTCAGCGTCCAGACGAACTTCACGATGGGTGGCCTTGACCCTAGTGCGTTGACCTCATTCCTGTTCCAGTCGGCCATCCGCAACGCGGCAAAGCAGGAACTCATCAACAATGGCATCAGCTTCGGGCTGCTCGATGGAATTTCCCTGGTGGGTGCGTCGTTGCTGTGACGTGATATGTCCCTCTGCCTAAAAACACAGCAACTGCTCGGTAGCGGTAAGGGGACTTTCAAGGAGTTGAGCCCGCCCATTCCATTGGCGCGGGCCAACTTTGGCTGGTGCGCCGGCCTGCAGCGGGGCATGTTCGGCCCGAAGTCTGTCAGCCTCATCAACATCTCGTGGTTCAGGTCATAACCGTGGCAGGCATATACAGACTTGGCTCGAACATCCTGCGCGCGGTGGGCGCTGGCGCCCTGTGGCTTCCTAGTGGCGGCGGCGGTGGCGGCTCTTTCAACTTCGATTCTGGATGGTCTCTAGGCTCCGGCAGCATGGCCGACGGACAGACGCCTCAGATTCAGTATCTTGCCGGTGGATTGAATCTGCTCACGGACATGCGCCCCATCGTGTGGATGCCCGGAAATTCGTACACGCCGAATTCAACCTACTCACGCTCCACGTCGGCGCGCACTGCGCAGACGAATGCGAGTATCGATACAGGGACGAAGCCGACTAATGGGGTCGGCTCATTCAAGCAAACGTTCCCAACCGGCGGCAGCTCGCCTGCCAACTGGTGGGCCGAGGATCCGGCATTCACGTTCTCGAACAACACGGTGCTGGTGTCGTGCAAGCGGCTTAAAAACTGGACGCCGCTGGTATCTCCAAACGACAACAACGACAAGACCTTTCGCGTATGGCCAGCAGCCTTCGGGTTGCCTGACGTCTATCACAAGAACGCGCAGGGTGGTTCGTCAATAACGGTTGAGGGATATAGCAACGCGGATGACGCGATGAGTCCGCCTGGGAATCATTTCTTCACCGTGAATCACACGCCCAACGTGTGGATTCAGGATGAGCACCTGTTCCGCGACTCGACCGTCAACTTGTTCGACGGCGTCAATCGTTGGTACAGAAATGGTGCGCGCGCTCACCCTGAGTCAGTGGGTTGGAATACGCGCACAAGCTCTGGAGAGCCGGGAAGCGCCGGCAAGTCGCTCGTGTATCTCGATCAATACTCTAACCAGGCCACCTCGGGTGACATGGTCGGTCATGGGTACGAGGACTATGTGTGCGATCTGTACATAAACGACTCTTTTGGTTCGTTCTACATTTCTTCTGAATCGACTTTCACGCAAGTAACCATGAATGGGTCCAACGACCCTGGCGTGATCCGCGAGTATCAGTTGCCGACCGCATCGTCGGGCTCTGACACTGGCTGCACGATACTCATTCGCAAAGGCTTATATTCATCGCTGTCCGGGCTGTATTTGTGGTTCCGCCCTATGGACGGATCAAATCCTGTTCGCGTTGGAGGGTTCACCTAATGGCACTTGTATGGGGATATGACGGCGTAGGGTGGACCACAACCGATGAAGGGGTGCAAACCTCTACCGGTATCGCGTTCGCCTTCAATGACGACAATGGTGCCTCTATCACCGCTGTTGGTTCGGGGAGTGTGTCAACGGGATATCTGTACATCTCGAACTGGAACCTTGCCACCGCCGCAAAGATGGCCGTCTACTCGGCCGCCGGTTCTCTTCTTGGTGTTAGCGATCCGGTGGCCTCCGGCGTGGGAACGGGGCTCATCGCGTTCAATTTCTCCTCGCCCGTGGCAATCTTAAGTGGCACCCGATATTTCACGTACATTATTCCGAACACGAACTACATCGACGTGCGCACCAACAATGCATTCGCTGGGTTCTCGGTCAATAATTCCGCGATCACTTACGCGTCGCCGGAAGCAAGCCTGCCGTCGCCTTCGCTCGGTAATTACAAGCCGTTTATCAACTGGCTGGATGCAGGCGGCGGTGGCGGCGGCGGCAGCGCCCCGGTTTCTTGGATTCGAGCTTGACCACCACCACGAGGACTTATGGGCGCAAAACCGCAAATCGTCAGTAACTATGAAGGGCAGCACAACGCCGACCTGCAAAAGACGTCGGATCGGCTGATGCGTGGCGGAACATGGAAGAAGCAGCGTGTCGTCACGATCTTGCCTTCCTCCGACATGATGCCGGCGAAGGCGGCGCTTGCGCACTGGTCGCTCGCGTTTCCGCCAAACCAGGCGGCGCACCGCATGCTGGCGCTGGGCATGGAAGTGGGCGATGCATACAGCAATGCGATTTCCGAGATCCTGGCGCATCCTGACTTGAGCCAGTGGGAATACATCCTCACCATCGAGTCCGACAACTTGCCGCCCCCCGATGGGCTGGTGAAGCTGATTGCGCAGATGGAGGCGCATCCCGAGTTCGCATGCATCGGCGGCCTCTACTTCTGTAAGGGCCCGGAAGGCTGCGCGCACATCTGGGGCGATGTGAAAGACCCGATCCTCAACTACCGCCCGCAGGTGCCGCGCGAGGGGCAGCTGGTGGAGTGCGTTGGCACCAGCATGGGATTCAACCTGTGGCGCTTGAGCATGTTTAAGGACGAGCGTCTCGCTAAACCATGGTTCAAAACCCTCAACGGTTCTGAAGGGAAAGGAGTCGGCACTCAGGATCTTGCATTCTGGACCGATGCGAGAAAATACGGCTATCGTTGCGCCGTTGATTGCAGCGTGAAGGTCGGACACCTGGACTACAACGGTTCGTTCGGTCCGATCGATTTCGTTTGGTAACCACCACTGGGGAAGACATGAGCATGAACATCAAAGTATTGGTAACGGGAGGTGCCGGATTCGTCGGCCACCACATCGTTGAGGCCCTGCTTAAGCAGACGGGCTGGGACGTGACGCTGATCGACCGGCTCGACTGCTCGGGCAACCTGAATCGACTGGCCGAGATTGGCGCGGCGAAGAACTCGCGCGTGCGCTTCATCTACCACGACCTGCGTGCGCCGCTGAATGACCAGCTGTGCGCCCAGATCGGCGCGCACGACTTCATCATCCACTTGGCCGCGGGCACGCACGTCGACCGCAGCATTGAGAACCCGATGGAGTTTGTGCTGGATAACGTGGTGGCGACCTGCAACATCATGGACTTCGCTCGCAAGGTGGGGTGCCAGAAGTTCCTGCACTTCTCCACGGACGAGGTATTTGGCCCGGCGCCGGCGGGTGTTGCGTACAAGGAGGATGCACGCTACCGCTCGGGCAACCCCTATGCTGCGACCAAGGCTGGCGCCGAGGAACTGGCTGTCTCCTACCACAACACGTTCGGGCTGCCGGTGATGGTCACCCACACTATGAACGTCGTGGGCGAGCGCCAGCACCCGGAGAAGTTCGTGCCCATGGTCATCGCCAAGGCCGCCGCCGGCGAGCTGGTGACGATCCACGCCAACAAGGCGCGCACCAAGGCCGGCTCGCGCTTCTACATCCATGCGCGCCACGTCGCCGAGGCCGTGCTGTTCCTGCTGCGCGCCGGCAATGCAGGCGAGAAGTACAACATCGTGGGCGAGCGCGAGGTGGACAACCTGGAGCTGGCTCAAATGATCGCGGACTCGGTGGGCAAGCCGTTGGTGTACGAGCTGGTGGATTTCCATTCCAGCCGCCCCGGACACGACCTGCGCTACGCACTCGATGGCGGCAAGCTCGCCAACATGGGCTGGACGCCGCCGCAAACGATCAACCACTCGATCGATGAAATCGTGCGCTGGACGCTGAAGAATCCGCAGTGGATGGTCGCGTCGGTCGCGAAGGCGGTGGCAGCATGAGCGCTGTATCCGAAGCCGTGAAGGCTGAACTGACGAAGCCCATGAAGCTGAACCTTGGCTCTGGCAAGGTGAAGATGGATGGTTTCTACAACGTAGACATCTACGACTTCGAGGGCGTGGACATCGTGGCAGATCTGCGCCGCAAGACTTGGGAGCTGGACAAGATCCCTGAAGAACTAAAGCCGCGCGTGTCCAATAATGGAGAAGTTGAGGTGTGGCGCAGCGGCACTGAGGTGCTGGCGCGTCCTGTGACGTTCCTTGATGATTCCGTCGATCAGGTGCACTGCTCGCACTTCCTAGAGCATCTCACCAACCTCGGGGACAAGTGGGAGCGGGTGAACTTCTTCAATGAACTGCACCGCATCCTGAAGCCTGGCGCGAAGGCGACACTCATCTTCCCGCACTGGTCGAGCAACCGTTACTACGGCGATCCGACCCACAAGGAGCCGTTCAGCGAGATGGGGTTCTATTACCTCAATCGTGTGTGGCGGCTAGATCAGGGGAACGCCCCGCACGCGGACATCTCAGTAAACTCCAACGGGTATTCGTGCGACTTCGATGCGACATGGGGTTACACCTGGGACACGACGAGATTCGCGGGGCGCAACGATGAGTACGTGCGATATTCCATGACGAACTACAAGGACGTGATTTTCGACATCGTTGCCACTCTGGTAAAGCGAGCGCCCGCATGAAAATCACAATTGCCGTCGCACTGTTGATGCTCCCGCTGGTGGCGTTGGCGGCAGACCGGCCGCCGACCATCTCAGGCACGCCCCCCAGCGCGGTGAAGGTCGGGGAGCGGTATTCGTTCACCCCGACCATCAAGGACCCCGACACCAGTGCGGCGAAGCTCAGCCGCGTGGTCACGGGCAAGCCGAGCTGGATGACGTTCGACTACGGCACCGGGCGGCTGTCGGGCACGCCCAGGCCGCAGCACGTCGGCCTGTATTCGAACATCGTCATCTACGTGCGCGATGCGAAGACGCAGGTGCGGCTGAAGGCGTTCAGCGTCTCGGTGCTGCTGCCGGCGCGCGGCTCTGCAACGCTGACATGGACGCCGCCGACTCGGAATGTGGATGGATCATCGCTCGCCAACCTCGCCGGCTACCGCGTGTACTACGGTACCTCACCGAGCACACTGAACCAGTTGATCGAGGTGAAGAGCGCTGCGATGACCAGCTACATTGTGGACAACTTGGCGCCCTCGACTTACTACTTTGTCGTGCGCGCGGTGAACGCGGCGGGCGTGGAAAGCGTGAACTCGAACGTCGCCATCAAGACAATCACGTAAAGGTGGTCCATGTCCTTCCAGCTCGGTGCGTTCCAGATCCCCGCTTTCCAGTCGCCCTCGGCGCTCACTCCAGTGGGCCCGATCATTACGGGCGCATGGGCGTTCAACCCGGATCTTGCGGATGCATTCGAGGAGGCGTTCGAGCGCGCCGGCATCGCGCCGCTGGCCATCGGGCAGGAGCACATCGCCTCTGCGCTGCGCTCGTGCCGTTACATGCTGAACTCGGAGTGGTCCAACTACGGCATGCGGCAGTGGATGATCTCCCAGGATCTGCACACCACGACTCCTGGTGAGGTGTACTTCGACCTGCCAGCTGGCGCAGTGGATGTGTTCAACGCCATGCTCAGGCGTAACGGGGCGGACACGCAGATGTACCCCATCAGCCGGGGCGACTACGATGCGATCTCCACCAAGACGCGCCGCGGTCGCCCCAACCAACTGTTCATCGACAAGCAGTACAACCGCCTGCGCGTGTACATGTGGCAGCAGCCGGAGAACTCCACCGATATCGTAGTGGTGGACTATCTGCGTCAGATGACCGACGTGGGTCAGATGGCGAACGGGCTGAACATGCCGGCGCATGCGCTGGAGTGCTTCATCGCTGGCCTCGCTATGAATCTCGCCCGCAAGTTCAACATGGAGCGTTACCAGATGTTGCGGAACGAGTACGGTGGCCCGGCCTACCCAGAGAAGCTGGGCGGCAAACTTTTCCATATGCGCGCTGCATCGGGCGAGCGCGGCGACGTTCAATTCACCATCACCAGGAGACGATAATGGGATTAATCAATGCACAGCCGCGCTTCGGCTACGACAGCGAGGAGAGATCGATCTTCGACTACCTCACCAGCCGCTCGGTGAAGGTCGGCGACGAGTTCGACTCGGTCGACGGCCGGTGGGATTCGGTCAAGCTGGTCGAGCTGATCAAGACCAACCAAGCGGTCGATGGCGCGCGCGTGTGCGACAAGGTCGAGCAGGCCAACGCGGATTTCTCCAGCGAAATCGATGCCGAGAACGCCCGGCGCGAGGCGGCGGCGCAGCAGGAAGCGGCGGAGCGGGCCGAGCGCGAGGAGCAGGCCAAGCGTGATGCGGCGGCGGCCGAGGAGCAGGCCAAGGCACAGGCCGAGCAGCAGGCCAAGCAGCAGGAGGGGCCGAAAGGCGAATAAGCCATGACCGGGATCGCTTACGCGCTGGGTACGCATGCTTGGGGCACTTGCCAGAAATGTGGCTTGCGCTTCAGGTATCTTGACCTGCGCGACGATGGCTACTGGAAGCACCTTCAGGTGTGCAAAGAGTGCTGGGATGGAATCCAGCCTCAAGAGAAGCTGTTGCGCGTAAGCGATCCCGTTGCCCTGTGGCGCGGCACGCCGGACACGATATATCCTCCGACCGCGGTGGTACTTTCAGACCCGGTACTGCTGGGGGATGACGTGGAGCTGGCATGGTCCGCCTCCACGTCTCCCGACTCAGGCGTCGCAGGTTACCTCGTACTGCGCGCCGTGAATGCTGGCGAGTTTTCACAGATCGCCAATCTGCCCGTCACGAGAGACTTCATCGCCACCATCGTGAATGAGCCGCTGTCGTACACGGACGAGAACCTGTCCGGCGGCGTGTACAGCTATTCGATCCAGGCATACGACATGCGGGATCCGCCGTTGGTATCGGATCGCTCCAACATCGTTGCAGTCACGGTGCCCTGATGGAAGGTTTCACATACAACCAGCTTTTCGCGGCGCTGCAAACGTGGCCCGAGGACGATGCGACTGAGTACAACGCCGACATCCCGCGGCTCATTCAGCTCGCCGAGCTGCGCCTGGTTGTCGATCTGAATCTGGAAATCTTCGACCAGTTCGTGTCGAACATCCTGGTGACCGGCAACAACCGCTTGGTGCCGAAGCCTGTCGGCCTCATCGTCACCAGATCGCTGTGGCTCATCATCGGCACCACGCGCACGCCGCTCATTCAGCGATCGCGCGACTTCTGCGAATCCTTCGCGCCCGACCCTACGCTGCTCGCGGTGCCGCGCTACTACTGCGAATACTCGGAAAACTTCTGGTACGTGGTGGGCACGCCGAATCAAAGCTGCTCGGCGCAATCGAGCTACATCCAGCGCCCCGATGGTCTGACGCCCACGAATCAGAACACTTGGCTCGGCGACAACTGCGGGGATCTGCTGTTCGTGTGCGCGCTCATGGAAGCCGAGCAGTGGATCAAGGCCGATGATCGCTACAACGACATGAAGACCAAGTACTACACGGAGCTTCTGCCAGCGCGTCGGGCAGAGATGAACAGCCTCATAAGGTCTGGTCAATATAGTCCAGTTAGGCCATCAGCCGAGACCGTCAAATGAGAAGCGTAGTGGTCTGGCGAAACGAGCGGGAGAGCTAAATTGGCAGACACGTATGACCCAGACCTAAAGGTTCGCCTGCTGCAGACTGGCGCCTACGAAAATACTTGGGGCGCAGTCCTCAATTCAGATTCGATCAGCCTGGCCATCAAGGGCATCGCCGGGCGCTCGGACATCACGCTGTCGGGCACCACGTACTCGATGCCTGCGCTTTCGAATGGCTCGGCCTCGGACTCGCGCTCCGCCATCCTGCGTTTCATCGGCTCCCCCTCGGGCACGGTGACGGTGACCATTCCGGGCTCGGTGACCAGCAAGACCTATGTCGTCGTGAACAGCTGCGGGCAGAGCCTCGTCTTCACCTATGGCGGGTCCGGGCTGACGGTGACGGTGCCTGCCGGCGTGGTGACCATCCTGGTGTGCGATGGCACGGACGTCATCAGCTTCGGGGGCGGCTCGACCAACGCCGATACGCTCGGCGGGGTGCCAGCGGCGAGTTACGCTCGCCGGGACGTGTCGAACATCTTCCTGAAGGTGAACAGTTACCCGTGGATCACGGTGGTGGAAGCGCCGAGCACGGTCATCGATGCGTCGCTGGGCAACCATCAGCGCCTCACGCTCACCGCGGATCGCATCATCGACACCCCGACCAACCCAGTGGACGGTCAGATGCTGGTGCTGCAGCTGCGCCAGGACGCGGTCGGTGGCCGCTCGATCACGGCATGGAGTTCGGCTTTCCTGTTCGAGAACGGCGTAGCGCCGCAGATTGCCTCGACCGGCAACGCGATCGACCTGTTCATGATGTTCTACGACGCAGCCCTGGGCCGCTGGATCGTCGGGCACTTCGGCTCCATCTCCACGCCCGCCGGCGCCGGCTACAACCTGACCATTTCTGGCAACCAATGTGATGTGAACCTGGCGGCGCTGCTCGGCACGGTCTCGGTGGCAAGCGTGGTGAATGTCACGATTGCCCAGGGCGCGGTGCTGCAGGCGCTCTCCACAGGATCATATGCGCTCGATATGGCGAATTCCTTGCCGCCTGGTTCGACCGTGAACCTGACCAACCTTGGCTATTTGGTTGGTCACGGTGGTCACGGCGGATCAGGCGCATATGCCGCTGGAGACGGGCTCACGACATCCGGTGGAAATGGTCAAGGTGGTGGTGCGGCACTGCGCGCGCCAGGATCGGGCGTCACGCTGAACATCACCAACGCCCAGGGACGTATCTGGGGTGGCGGCGGCGGTGCCGGCGGTGGCTCCGCGGCGGCTTCCAACGGCACAGACAGGTATGCCAAAGGCGGTGGTGGCGGCGGCGGTGCCGGCGGTGGCTCCGGCGGTCGCGGCAATTATCAGAACAACGGCAATGAGTACGGTTCCCCGAACAAAGCCGGGGACGGGCTGGACGGTTCGACCGGTGTCAACGGCATCGCCGGCACTGGTGGCGCTGGAGCGCAGCGCGGCTCGGCCGATGGCGCGGCCGGCGGCGCGGGGGGCGCATACGGCGCGGCAGGCTCGAACGGGGCGCTCTTCAGTTCTGGGTTCCACCGCGCCGACTTCGGCACCGGCGGCGCCGCTGGCAAGGCCGTGGAGCTGAATGGCGGCCTTGCGAACTTCATCGACGGCAGCGGCTCACCGAATGTGTTGGGGGCGGTCTCGTAATCATGGCTGGGCAGCGCCAATCTGAGGATAAAGACCTGGTCTACCTGCCCGGGGTCTGCACGATCCTGACCGACCGGGACGCGCGCGGGCGCTGGAAGGACGCAAACCGCGTGCGCTGGTTCAAGGGGCTGCCTGAGCTGCAAGGCGGCTGGATCCGCGAGAACCTGTCCGGCGCCAATGGCGGGGTGATGATCGGCACGGTGCGCCAGCTGCACGACTGGTCCTCCCTGGACACCCAGCAATGGATCGCCGCGGGCAGCGAGTGCAAGCTGTACCTGATCAACAACGGGCGGCTGTACGACATCACGCCGCTGCGCAAGTCTTCGAACACGATCGACAGCCTGTCTGTCGTCATGGGCTCCCCGACCATCACGGTGAACGATCCCGACCATCGGGCGCGCACCGGCGATCACATCACGATCACGTCCTCTGCCCCGGTCGGCGGTTTCCTGATCCAGGGCACCTTCGACATCGACACGATCATCGATCCGAACACGTACACGGTCACCTTCACCTCGAATTTCTCGAACACCCAGACCGGCGGCGGCTCGGTCACCATCGAGTACGACATCTCCTGCGGCCTTGCGCAGAACGGCGAGCTGCTCGGGTACGGCACCTGGCTGTACGGCATGGGCACCTATGGCACGCCGCGGCCGGTTGGCTCGGGCGTACCAGCGCGCGCGCGGGTGTGGGCGCTCGATAACTGGGGTGAGGACATGGTCGGGGCGTACACGGACGGTGAGCTGTATTGGTGGGACAAGACGACCGGGCCGAACTCGCGCGCGGTGCTGGTGCAGAACGCGCCGACCGATTTCCAGTGGATGCTGGTGAACCCGGAGAATCGCCACCTCATCGCTATCGGCTGCTCAGGCCTGGATGGGGTGGCCGATCCGATGCGCGTGCGCTGGTGCTCGCAGGAGGACTTCAACGACTGGATCCCGACGCTTGAGAACACCGCCGGCGGCAAGCGCCTGGACTACGGCTCGCGGCTCATCACCGGCGTGCGCAGCCGTGGGCAGATTCTGCTGTGGTCCGATACCCAGCTCTACGCCATGCAGTACGTGGGCGCGCCCAACGTCTTTGGCTTCAATCCGCTGGGCGCCTGCAAGATCGTGGGCCCGAATGCCGCAGTGGACGTGAACGGCACGGTCTACTTCATGGGCTTCGGTGATTTCTTCGTCTACGACGGCACCCTGCGCGTGCTGCCGTGCGACATCCACACCCGCATCTTTGGCGACCCAGTGCGCGACACTCCGGGCGACTTCGACCGCACGCAGGCACAGGGTGTCTACTGCGTCTCGTACATGGATAAGGACGAAGTGACTTGGTACTACCGCGCCACCACGGGTGTCATCCGCTACGCCACGCTGAACTACGCAGCAGAGAATCTCTGCTGGTACTTCGGCGCCATGGAGCGCACCGCCTTTCATGACGTGTCCGAGGCGATCACCGGCTACAAGACCAACCCGTATGCGGTGAACAACGGCTACCTCTACCGCCACGAGTACGGCACGGATGAGGTCGAGGGTGACACCGTAACGCCGCAGGACTGGTTTCTGGAGAGCTACGACAACAACGTCGGCGGCTCCGATGCGGTGATGCTGGTCAATGACATGATCCCCAACTTCTCGCGCATGACAGGCTCGATGCTCATGACGCTGAAGAAGAAGTCGTACCCGCGGCAGCGCGTGTATCAGGAGCGTGGTCCCTACCTCATCGCTGAAGACACCGTGAAAAACGATGTGCGCTGCAAGGCGTCGCAGATTGCGATTCGCCTGCAAAGCAACGGCGGCCTGGGGGAGGACTTCCGCATGGGCATCTTCCAGATCAATGCGACTCCTTACGGTGGCCGCATGGGGCGCCACGCGCCAGTCATTGATACGTTCTACATCCTGCGAGAGACGGGAGACATCATCGAGGCAGAGGATGGTGACCTGTTCGTTCGCGAAATAGCGCCGTTGGGGAGTTAGATGGCCAACATCAAAATCAGCGAAATGCCGTCACTGGGTGCGATCACCGGTGCGGAGTGGTTGCCGGCATACGATCCAACGAAGCCGGTGGCGCAGCAGAATCAGCGACTGCAGATTCAGCAGATCCTGCCGCCGGGCGGCACGACAGGACAGCTCGCTGCGAAAATCAACAACGATGACTACGCAATCCAGTGGGTGAATCCGCCATCTGGAGGCGGTGGCGCGCTTTCGGTATTGAACATCGACTTCACTGCGACGGAGGCGACTGGTGGCATCAGCTCTGGACTGATCATGTCCACGTACAACATGCCGGCCAGCACTGTGCCTGCAAATGGTGAGTTGGTCATTGAGTCGTATCTGAGTTATACGCAACCGGGCCAGGTTGCCAGCAATTTCCCCGACGTGGTGGTGGCCCACAAGATCAATGGCTTTACTATCTCCGCGCGTTCTGCCCCGCTGGATAAGGGAAATAGCAGCTTCGAAATGAGCGGTTATTTAAAGTATGAGACTCGCATCCAGGCGCTGAATTCGACGGCATTGCAGTACAACGATGGAATCCTGAGCGAGCTGGTCGAGAATTTCAGCGATGGCGCACACCGCACCATCACGAACGTTATTCCGGGTGGATCACCGCCTACCACCGACAACATCAGCACTATCGATATGACGGCGCCAGCGGTCATTACTCTTTTCGTGGACCGCAACGGTAGTGGCAACACGTTAAGTAAGCTGATCCACCGCTTTACTCGCGTTTCCCTCATTACGCCATGAAGATTTTGATCGCCATGCCATCTGGGGATCTGGTGCACAAGGGATTTTGCATATCGCTTGCGAATCTTATCTACCACAGCGTTCGCATGGGGGTGGCGCTCGCGCCGGCGGACATTCGCGTGACGACCATCGAGCGCGGCCGCAACATTGCCGTGCGCGCCGCACTGGATGAGGGCGCAAGTCACATCTTCTGGCTCGACAGCGACATGACGTTCCCGCCGGAGACGTTGATCGAGCAGCTGAAGCACGACAAGGACATCGTCGGATGCAGCTACCGCATGCGCCGCGAGCCGCACGTGCCGACCCACCGAGAGCTTGCTGAGCCTGAAGCTGGTGCGCTGCACCGCGTCGCGCGGCTGCCCGGCGGCATGCTGCTGGTGAAGATCGGCGTGTACCAGAAGCTCGACCTTCCCTGGTATCGAAACACATGGGTGGCGGGTGCGGAGAACATCGAGGCCACGCAGGACTTTGACTTCTGCGATCGAGCACGCGCGCTCGGGTACGAGGTTTGGCTGGACGCCGCGCTGTCCAAGCGTATAGGCCATCTCGGGGAGTACGAGTACAGGCTATGACGCAGCCGGTCACGCTCATCGACGTGCAGTTCAATGCCCCCGGAGAGCAGCGCGAGCGCCGCCTGGTGGAGTCGCTTCGCAGCACGCAGCAATCGCTGAACGAGGTGCTGCGGGAGCTGCAGGAAGTGAAAACCAGACTGGCTGCAGCGGAGGCGGCCTTGCCCTAGCACCGTTGACCACCACCGCCAAAGACTTGCCCCAGAAACTTGCCTATAACGGTGCGCCAAGTGTCTGAGTGGAGCGAGATTCACAATGACATCCCCAAGCAAAACGCTTGATGACGTTCGCAACGTTGGGCTGCTCAACGTTCCGAACGGAAGCTTCCTGATCACGGGACGCCCGCGCATGCGTAGCGCGTGGCTTGCCGGGCTCATGTCCTTCGCCTATACGATCTATCACGAGGCGCCGCTCGCCGCGAAGCCGATCCAGTCCGACGTTCCGTTCGGGCTGATTGATCCTGGCGCTGCCTGCCTGTATCCGATCAAGGCCATGTCAGAGTTTCTGGGTCAGCGCATCGTCATCATCGAGCGCCACGCGAAGGATGCGCGCAAGTCCCTGGAGCGCCTGGTCGGGCAACAGGTCACCCATTGGGATGAGTTGGAGAAGCGGTACCAGTTCTTCAAGAGGGAGAGCGATGCGTTGGTGGTGCCGTTCGAACATCTCACGGACTTCGAAACGGTCTTCGCCCTGGTCGAGTATTGCACCGGCGCGCAGCTTTCGCGGCAGCACTTCGACCTGTTCGACGGGCTTCGCATCGAGCAGGACTTCAAGAAGGCGCAGCAGCGCGAGGCGAGCGCCGCATGATGCACCTCACGCACCTGGTGGAGAACATCAAGGTCGATGCGGCCGTGGCGCAGCTGGATGCGAACCCGGAGCTGTGGAACCAGTATTCGCTGCGCACCGCAAGCTACGTGTCCCCGCACAACAAGCTTTCGGACATCTGGGTGCGCTATCGCGCGATTGAGGAGTTCGATGCGCAGCACCCAGAGCAGTTCAACGAGGCGCACGAATCTCGCTGGTATCCAGCATGGCGCATCCTCACTGAGCTGCGCCCGCTGATCTTCGACACGATGCGTTTCGTGCACGGGGAGAAGCTGGGTGGGGTACTCATCACCAAGATCCCGGCTGGCGCTACCTGCGAGCCGCACATCGACCGCGGTTGGCATGCGACCTATCACGAGAAGTACGCCATCTCGCTGAAGGCTGCGCCCAAGCAGAAGTTCTGTTTCGAGGATGGTGAGTTCGAGTCGAAGCCGGGCGACATGTGGACCTTCGATAATTCGTTCACGCACTGGGTGACCAACGAATCGGACACCGAGCGCATCACGCTGATCATCTGCGTGCACAGGAGTTAGAGCTATGCCATGGGGAGTCGTTGCCGGTGCGGTCATTGGTGCTGCATCCGACCAGTACGCAAACAGCCAGGCGCGCGGGGATGCGAAGAAACGCAACGCGCGTGATGCGTGGATTGGGGATGCCCAGCACGACCTGGTGAATCGCTCGCAGGCGATCGCGGATCGGCCCTACGTCGGCTATGACGGCCCGCGGGTGGCTGGTCCATCGCAGAACGAGCAGATGGCGACCACGATGGCGCGCAATGCGTCGAACTTCAACGACTCCCGCGGCTACCTGGACAAGGCTGGCGCGACCATCGACGGCGTGCAGAACTGGAGCACGGAAACGCTCAACAAGTACATGAACCCGTACATCGACAGCGTCGTCGACAACACGCTCAAGCGCGAGAACACGGCGTACCAGCAGCGGCGAAACCAGCTGAACAGCCAGAGCGCGTCCATCGGCGCCTTCGGCGGGGACCGCGCCACGCTGCTCGAAGCGGCTGAAACCGGCCAGCATCTGCAGAACGTCGGCGACATCACTGCTTCCGGCTACTCGGATGCGTACAAGACGGCACTGAGCGCATGGCAGGCCGATAGCCAACTGAAGCTCGCGTCGGCCGATGCCTACCGCGCCGTCGGCGGGGACATCTCCCGCCTGAACAGCTCCCAGATCACCGACCTGCTGCGCACCGGCCAAGCGGACACCCTGATGCGCCAGATGCAGCTGGATGTCGACTACAACGATTTCCTGGAGGAGCGCGACTGGGACGTGAACAACCTGGAGCCGCTGTTCAGGGCGGTCGGGCAGGCAAGCGGCACGCCGAACCAGGAGAAGGTTCCACGTGACACCACGGCGACAAATCTGGCTGGCATGGCGTCCACCCTGGTCGGCTACTTCGGTGGCCGAGGCGGCGGTGGCTCAGCGGGTGGCGTGGGGGCGGGCGGCGGTACCGCAGCGCCAGTGGCCGGCTACGGTGGTAGCGGCATGGGCGATTACTTCGGCGGCGGCAACAGCGGCGTGATGTTGGGGTGACCTATGCCTTTCGATCCTCTTGAATACAGTCAGATGCTCGACCAGGCACTCACAAAGCCCATTGAGGCGGCTCCGCTCGCCTCCCCTGCGCAGGGCGTTGCGCGCGCTGGGACGGCGCCGCCGCTGGACAACGGCATGGGGGATCTGTCCGGGCGTCCCAGCCTGGAACGGCCCAAGGCGCCGGTCGGGGGCACCGCAGCGCCGGTGAACAAGCAGGTCTCGAACGGCAAGATTGAGACCCAGCCGCCCTTCAAGATTCAGTACAAGAAGGGCGCCCTGGATGGCGCGAAGACGATCAACGAGGTTGTCGACGCCATGAAGCCTGCGTCGCAGACCAAGTACATGGACTGGTGGGAGTCGAAGTACGGCTCGATCCAGGACAAGTGGGCTGCGATGCAGCAGGAATTGGGCAAGCGCCCCGAGCCCGAGCGCGACTTCACGCGCAAGGAGCAGTTCCAGATGCTCATGGAGTTCGGCATGCACCTCATGCGCGCATCCGGCCAGGGCGACCCAGCTCCCGGTTCCACGGCGCTCACGAACGCCTACGGCGGCGCGCGCGCGCGGCAGGAGCGCGAGGTTGCCGACTACGACCAGCAGGCCGGGCTGATTGCCAAGGGCCGTGCAGATGAACTGAAGAGCATCGGCACCTTCGGGGATGCGCTCAAAGTGCAGTCCGACATCGACCTGAACGCGGTGCAGGTGGAGGAGGCGCTTGCGCGCACCAAGAAGGTCGAAAGCGAGGCGCCCGACGTGCAGTTCGCCGATGACGGCATGATGCAGTGGGATCCGCAGCGTAAGGCATATGCGCCGCTCACCATCGACGGCAAGCGCCAGACGAACCTGAAAGTGGGGTCTCGCGGCGCGTCGGCGGCCAGCCGCGACAGCCGGCCGTCCGAGGAGAAGAAGTTCGACCATCTCACGCGGCTCGGGCTCGATAAGGAGGCGGCGATGCGTATCGCGTACCGCCAGACCAGCGGCGACCCGCGCAAGGACTACCAAGCCATCTACAAGGCGGCGCTCACCAGCAATTTCGGCGATGAGAAGCGCGCGAAGAGCATTGCCGACTCGTACATCGCATTCGCGTATCCCGATGAGGAACTGGACACGAAATCGCACCGCATCACGCCGGCGGAAAACGATCCCCTCGGGCTGCGGTGATTCATGGATCTGAGCCAGTACCGGGCCAACCTTGCCGCCCAGAACAACGGGGCTGACCCCTATGCGGACCTGACGGACCAGCAGTTCGCTGCGCGCCTGCACGAACGGCACTACGCAGACATCCCCTTCACAGACTTCGCCGCTAAGGTGGGGCTGCAGGGGGACTTCTCCTCGCGCGGGCCGTCGGCAAGGCCACGCACGCGGCCGTCCAACAACACCATCGATGGCGTAGTGAGCCGCACGCAGCTGGCCATGGATGGTGCGTTGGCGCAGTCCGAGGATCCAGAGCCGTTGCTGTTGCCGCGCGATCCTCGGCTGGGGCCTGCCTACGTTGATCCGGACGAGGAAGCTCAGCTCAAGCGCACTGTATCGAGGCTTCCGGGAAATATTGCCACCACCGCCGGCGCCCAGCTGCGCGAAAGCGGTGCAGGTGCGTTGCGGTTCATAAACGACCTTGACGCTCGTATGGCTACTGCCGCTGAGCGGTCTTACCGGAGCAGCCAATCAGATGACCCAAGAATCCAGGCCCAAATGGCGAAAGCCGCCGAAGCCGCGTCTGAGCGAGCCTTCAAGTCAGAACTCGTTGGTGCGCGCATGGGCCGGCGTCAGCAACAAGCCAGTGCCGAGGGCGCCGCGGCGATGCCATCCGATGCCGGCCCGATTGAGCGGGCCGTGCAGTCGGGAGTGGCTTCGACGCTGGTTACAGCGCCAATCGTTACTGCGGGCGCACTGATCCCGGGTGCGCAGATCCCGGCGCTGGTGGCGCTTGGCGGCCAGACGGGCGCTGCGCGCTATGGGGAACTGCGCAACGCCGGCCTGAGCGAGGGGGAGGCTGCGCTGAGCGGTGCTTACCTGGGCGGCCTGGAGGCGCTCACCGAGAAGATTCCGCTGGGTACACTGGCCAAGCGCTCGCCGTTCCTGCAGAAGGCCGCAGAGTTCCTGGTCACCGACGTGCTCGGGGAGAACATCTCGACCGCTGCGCAGATCGCCGATGACTATCGGCTGGGCCTGGCCGACAACGTGACCGTGGCTGACATCCAGCAAGCCCTGAAGGACACCACGGCAGCCACCATCGTTGGTGCTGGTGCGCAGCTCACCCTGTCCCAGATGACCGAGGCGGTGCTGTCGCGCGCCAACGGCATCGCAGCGCAGCGCGAGCCGGCGATGGAGCAGCCGCAGATCGACGTCGAGGTGCCAACCTTCGGCGACGACTCGATGCAGGTGGAGCAGACCTTCCCGGACGAGGAAGTCATTCTGCAGGGCGATGACGAGCCGCAGGGGGATATTCCAGCGGTCAATGAAGCCACGACCATCGTGGATGAGGTGCCGGCTGCCGAGGACATCACTCTTGAGGGTGATGGGGAGATGCTGCCCGGGGAGATCCGGGTGGAGGAGACCCCTTCGGAGGAGGTGACGCTTGAGACTGACCCGATGGAGGAGTTCCAGCGCCAGGACGATGCCACCGCCGGCGATCAGGAACTGGCCAACGTCGAGATTGAGGAGCCCAGCCCCGGCCCGCCGGCCGCGGTAATCGGCTCACCAGGGACCGAGCCTGAGAGGCCCACGATGGCGCAGCGCCGGGAGATCGCCAAGGCCAAACACCACGCGATCGAGGCGAACGTGCGGCCCGAGACGAGGCCGCGTGACGTTACCTACGTGCAAAGCCCTGATGGACTGCATGGGGTGGCGATCAGCGGCGAGCCGGCGGCGTGGTTCCGCAATGAGGAGACCGCGCGCGAGGAGCTGCGCGTCATCCGCCAGAGCATCGCGGATCGATCCCTGACGAAGGACGGCATTGCGGCCGCGGCGCACCAGGCCGCCACGTCCCCGCAGAACGAGCGCCCCGAGCCGACGCCTGCGCAGGTGGACGCCGGCAACTACAAGAAGGGCAAGCTGCGCGTGCACGGCATGGATATCTCGATTGAGAATCCGACCGGTTCGATCCGCCGCAGCAAGCCCGGCGCTTCCGTCCAGTGGGAACGGAAGATGAAGGACCACTACGGCTACATCCGCGGCACGAACGACAACACCGATGAGCATGTCGACGTGTTCGTGGGCCCGAACGTGCGCGTGCCCAAGGCGTTCGTCATCGACCAGCTCACGCCCGACGGCAAGGCGTTCGATGAGCCGAAGGTGATGCTCGGCTACAAGACCGAGGAGGCGGCGCGCACCGCGTACCAGCGCAACTACCAGCGCGGCTGGAAGGGCATCGGCGCCATCACCGAGATGCCGATCGACAAGTTCAAGGAATGGGTGAAGTCGCCGGCGGCGACGAAACCTGTCACCTGGCGCGCGCCGGAAAAGCCCGTTTTCGATCAGCGCGTTGCGCCGCGTGCGCACCAGTTGCGCAACATGGCGTCGCGCGCCGGCTGGCAGGAAATCGGCGGCCAGGCCATCACCGATGGGGATGATCTGAAGACCACCGTCATCGGACGCACGAAGTGGCTGCCGCATGAGGAGTGGTTCGCCGATGTGCAGCGTGAGGCGCCGCTCCCCGGCAATGCGGGCGGCAAGGCAACCGCGGCCGCGGTGCACAAGGTGCTGGCCGGTGAGCCGCTGAACGCCGCCGAGGGCAAGCACGTCAAAGCGATGCTGAACCGTCTGGATCGCGACGATCAGGAGCTGGAGCGCCTGGCGAACCGGTTCCAGGAAGACCCGCAGGCTATGGACGATGCGGAGCTGGACGCTTTCGAACGCAAGGTCGAGCGGCTGTCCATGCAGTTAGAGCAACAGGACAAGGAAGATGATGGCCCGCAAGTTCCGACCGGACCGGGTGTGCGCTCCGATGAGCCGATGTTCGAGCGAATTGGCGGCGAGGATGTTCGAGAGCAATACGCGAAAACGAATCGTGAATATTTGCGCGAACAGAAGGCTGAAGTGGATGGTGATTACGTCACCGTGTATCACGGCACCAGCCCATCAGCCGCGAAGAAAATAACTCAATCAGGGAGACTGAAGGGATACACATTTTTCGCGCTCGACAGGAAGACAGCCGAGCGTTTTGGTGCTCAGGCCATAAAACGCGGCAAGCCAGAGGTTCTGCAGTTCAAGGTTCACATCGGCGATGTGGCGCCAACCGGCGGGTATCTCTCTGCCCGCGTCGACAATCTAACTAGGAATTCTGATGGGACTTGGAGCGCGCCGGCCGAACGTCCAATGTTCGAGCGCACGGCCAAGGGCCAGGGCGACATGTTCGGTGACGCCAATGCAGTGAAGACCGCGCTCAAGCGCATCGAGGCGGAGAAGGATCGCCGGCGCAACAGTGGCCAGGAGTCGGTGGAGACGGGCAAGCCCGATGATCTGTTCAGCGAGTCGCGCAAGCAGACGCCGCTGTTCGCGCGCAACGAAAATGGTGAGAAGGAGCTGCTGATCCAGCACAACCTCAGCGGCGCCAACTTGCTGCACGCGGTGAAGATGGGCGGCATTCCGATCCCGTCGCTTGCGATAGTGAAGAAGGAACACGGCCTTACCGGGTTCGGCGAGATCACGCTTCTCGGGCCGGCAGAGATGGCGGATCCCAGGGGGTATGCGCGCACGCGCGTGTTCGGCGCGGATGTGTACTCGCCGCGGTATCCGAAAGTGACATACAAGATGGACAGCAAGCAGCTGGATCGGCTATCGGCGTTGATTAAGCCGTATGCGGATCGCCTCGGAGTGCGGGACTACGTCGCCAGTGATGACCTTGATAACGGCCCGGAATCACTGGGCCAGATTGCCGCAGTGCGCTTGAAGTTCCTGGAGGACAGTGGCGTCAAAGTGAGGCCACTCAAAAAAGACGATTACGACAAGTCATATG